ACTACTCGCTTTGTACCCTCAGGTGACACGAAGATACAAGGCGCTTCTAATTCTTCGGAACCGGCCTCAGTGAGAACGCGGCACCGACCTTTCGAGATGATGTTCACGTGGGCGTGCTTATGAATGCGCCCCACAATGAGCATGCCCTCCGGCATTGTGATTTCACGCGAGTACGTACCCGGAGCGAACACATGCTGCACAGGGCAATCATCTGCGCGGCCAACGATAGGCATTCCTTGAATCTGCTCTTGCAGTCCTCGGATTGCTTCCCGAATCTGCTCACGCGGTCTTGCCGCTACGTCGAGCAGCATGTATTCGATCAGGTCCATATTATCTCCGTCTAATCTTCTGGTTGTACTTCATTACATACTCAAGAGATGTGATGTTCATCTCCCCTGTGCCATCCGTGTAGAATTCCACAGTAGTGGAATCCGCATTGGTGCGGCATGGTACAATTGCGATACTCTCTGTTGCGTACTTCGCCCGCCCCAGCTCAAGCTCAGATGAACTCCAGCTCAGTGTACCAACTTGAGTACCATCTGCGGTTTCCTCAGTGTTACGGTCCCGCACATTCACCATGTACTGTGACGAGTTCTTAGTTCCCACCAGATACCTGAGAAGCGTCTGCTTCGTGGTGTTGATGGCAACCTCGTTGAAGTCACGAATCACGGGCCGAGTGGGACTGATACTCGAACGATACGGAAAGCCTATACCAACTAGGCCGGAGTCCCACGAACGCACGGTACGTAGAACTGCACCATCCTTCGTGAAGCCTACCGTATCCCCAGCTAGCGCCCCAGTGACAGCACTTAACACAAGCGTGTCGGCTGCAAGCGGATCGAACGTCGTAAGCCATGCTGGTGGAGTTACCACATTAGATACGATACTAACTGAGCTGTGCAAGTCCAAGAACGGGCGACGTTCAGCATCGAATGTCAGCACACCAACCCGAGGGTCAAGTGTTGCCCCGACGATAGTCTCATTCTGCACGAACAACAGGTAGATGATTTCACTGGCAAAGTACGCCGCAGCTACCTCATGCTGGAACGTCCAGCGGTGCCAAGCACTCTGCACCTTCTGGTCGCCGTCCCATGCGTACTCATGCACGATAAGGCTCTGCCGATCCCCAGACGGGGCGAACAGGGCCATGTTGGCTACAGACGAGGACACGCTGAAACGGCACCGCCCACCTAGGTACTTGGGGAGGTGTGGTGTTGCATCGGCACTAACGTACTGTGAGTCCGTGTATGGCGATGGGATCATCTCCAGCACTCCAAAGAAGTCCTTGCTCTTAGGAACAGGGTACAGCATAGTCCTGCCCATTGGTACAGGTGGGCATGTCGTATCTGTCTCGTGTGAGCTTGTTAGGACTACGCTAGCAGTGCGGGGTGTCAGCGCCTGATTACCCGTAGGCACTAGTGCTTGGTACGAGGCACTGAACAGTACAAGGTCTTTCTGGAATGGTACAGCGTACTCATACGAGGCACTAGAGTTCGCACTGGAACCTACCTCAATGGGATCGCTATCCACAATAGATGTCACCGTACTGCGGAAGAACCGCCGGGGTTTATTCGATGCGCTCATGTTCACACGCGCACCAGACAACAAGACAAGCCGACCTTGATAAGAGGCAATGCCCGTAATGCCCGTAGTCATAAAGCGGGGTTCCGGGTTACTCTCAGTATCGCCAGCAAGTCGGCCCTCAAACACATCCGTGTTGAATCCCCATGCTGTGCCGTTGTACGTGATGCTCACTGGCATATCGTCTAGCGATGTGGTGCTTCCGTACACACCGCACTCAAGCCACGCGAGTTCTGCATGCGTGTACTTATAGTACTGTGGTGTGCGGGTATCCCCCACGGACATGATGAAGCCATCCGCCTGAGATGGGAGTTGCGCTGGGAGATTCCCCTGCACGTTCGTATATCTGGCGCGACTGGGGATTATGTACGCACTGCCAGTGCTTGACTGCACCTTGACTGCGGATGTACCTGTGTTACCCTGTACAAAGATATACGCAGTATCCCTGTACAGCGTGACCCCAGCCGTGGCCTTTACTGCGTCCAGCGATGCGAACAACTGGGAGCTAATGTAGTCCGGGGTAGTGTTTGCTGCATCCCCTGCACCAGTGCCTCCCGGCGTAGTGTAGTTCGCGCTAATCGTGCCAACTGAAGTTGTGATAGTGACTTCGTACTTCCTACTGAATGCACCAGATACGATGTAGAAGAACCCAGCAGTCGCTGGGTCCATGCCACCAACTACAGCACCGGGCGTTGGCTTAACACCACGGTTCAGGATGAAGAACTCATCCCCGACTGTAGCGGCTTGGATCATCTTTCCCGTGGTGGTAGTAAGATACGGCGCACCATCTAGTACAGCCAGCTCTACATGATTTTCATCCAGAATGACAACCTCGCCCGAGGTCATGTTCAGGATCACATGCACGCGGAATCCCGCTATGTCAGTGAACCACGCTTTAATATTGACGCTTGTGGCATCCGTGCTGGCGCGATGGAATGCGTATGCAGCACCGGGGCGACGGCGCAGATTGGTCACAGGATCGGATAGCATGTTATCCTGCGAACCTACCTGACCCGGAAGGCGCTCCGTAGCAATCTGCTGGGACACGCCTTGCAGAAGGGACTTATAACTCGACTCGAACGCGCTAATGATAGCCTCCGTTAGCGAACTCACCGTGTAACTGTGGCCGCATTGTTTCCACCCAAGCCTGCACGGTAGATAGGTTTACACTACTTTTCATGTGCACTTTACCACCCGCTCGGATACGCGCCACATACTCAATACATTTACCACGTGTGCGCGTGCCGATATTCTTAAAGCCAGTAGAATTTGTGGTGTGCATCTTGTGGTTCATACTGTTCTGGCTACGTGTAGCTAACCGTAGGTTCTCTATCCGGTTATCTGCCCGGCACCCGTTTATGTGGTCTATTTCGCAACCTTCTGGAATGGGGCCGTTGAAATATTCCCACACGAGGCGATGTACCATGAACTTACTTCCAGATACGCCCACCACCATGTACCCGTTAGATGTCACGTTCCCTATGGGCTTACCTGCTGACACCCCCCCCCCCCTACGTGGTGCCTTGGCCCACACAAGTGTATCCACGTACGCAACCGTAGCAAAGTCGAATGCGCTCATGTTAGCTCTTCATTGCGCGGCGCAGTCGGCCAAAGCGGCCCGATTGGCGCGTGCTGTACTTACGTTGGCGGATGTGTTCCGCAAGTAGGTCGCTGTACGCTGCGGTAGCATGCCCAGACCACAGGGACAGTTCTTGAGATGCCCCGATGTCAGTGGCGAACGCGTCTACGCATGCGGAGTACAGCACGAATTGCTGGGCAGTCTCGGGCAGCTCGTCAAATGGGAGAGCTTGCTTTACGATACCCGTAACGCTATGCTCCCAAGTGTAGTCGAGGTTCTGCGGATTGTACAACCTGCCATTGCGCAGCGTAGCGAACGCTTGCGACTTATTTGGCGTAAAGGTAACGACATCCGCGCCTAGGGTGATGAAACCCTCCGAGTCTGGGATGCCGGTATATTCGAATTCATTGAACCACCATCCCTTGATGAGCAACGCCCGAATGGTGTTGTCAATCTCTGGTACGATGATTGCGATTGTGGGGTGTTTAATATCCACCCGTGTAACACGATGCTCCCCTAGCTTTGGGAGGATCAAGTTGATAGCTTCAAGCAGGGTCAAGTGCATCTCCAAACGAAAAAAGGGAGACTCCAATAACGGAATCTCCCTAGTTGTACTACATTAGTCCGTGAACAGGACAGCGACAGCATCACCACGGCGAAGGCCGACGGTGTACATGGTGTACGAGTCCAGAATGTTCGTGAACTCAGCCTTGTCGTCCCAGAAGCGGACGGTCATGGGCTTGGCTTCGACAGTGACCAGAGTCTTGCGCGGATGGAAGATAACCACACGGGCCTTGGCTTCAGCAGCAGTCACGTTGAACGACGGGCCGAGGATATGGTCGGTAATGGCAGCGCCGGGGAAACGCGGGGTTTCAATCACGCGGATACCGTTCAGCCATGCGATACGACGCATCACGAAGTCGTTGCCAGAGGCTTCAGTCGTCTTCTGGTAGTCGACGTTCATTAGCTTCTTGTGGTCGAGCAGGACGTTGAACGTGTCCGGATCGATCAGGGTAACGAACTCGGCGAGCGAACCGCCGAGGTCCCGCTTGACGAACGTAGCCAGCGCATCCTTGTGCGCCTTCACGATCAGACCGGCCTTGACTTCTGCATCGGTGGCAGCAGCGTAACCGGTCATGGTCGTAGCGATACCGTCATAGAACGCACCGGAGGCCTTGAGAGCAGCCGGGGCCAACCAAGACGAAGCCTTGATGAGCTGGATGATGTGCGCTTGGTCGAACGACTTGGCGTGCGCCGAGGCGTGCTCCAGCGAAGTCTCGGATTGGAAGTCCGGAGCCGTCCAGTCGTCTTGGTAATCTACAGCGGTGCTGACGTACGAGGTCGTATCGACGGTGATGAGGAACTTCTCATTCACTTGACGCTGGGAGTCCAGCTTCACACCAGACTTACGGCCCTTGACGGTAACGCCACCGATGCGGTCGCCACGCCACGTGTTCGACTGGGACATCACGGACTTGAAGTTCGTGAGGCCAGAGCCACGGAACAGGGACTCGACACGGAACGAGCCGTCGATGTCGCCTTCGTATGCTTCGACGTGAATATCGATGTCGGCATCAGTGCCGGCCCAATGGGCGCGGGTAGTATTTGCAGCGTATGCAGTTGCAGTCATTATTTTGCTTTCGTAGAAATGGAGAATGCCCGCTCACCTGTTAGGGTGGCGGGCTGGTGTTACTTACCTAATTGCTTACCCTGCTGACGGCGGGCGAACAGATCACCTCGCTGTGCTTGGTACTGCCGGTCATTCGGATTCAACGTCCGAAGTGCTGCCTGAAATTCCTCTTTGGAGAGGGCTTGAGCAGAGCTAGCAGCAGCGCCGCCGTTCTGGATCAACGGGTTGACTTCTGGAACGAAGCCGGACTGCTTGGCGAACTCGACAACGAGCTTGGCCCCGGCAGTAATCTGTGTCTTCTTCTCAGAGTCGAGCATGAGCTTCACAACGGAGCGCATCTCAGGAGACGCACTCTTGTTGAACGCCGCAACAGCGACATCCCAGCCAGCAGAACCACCTGCGAGTGCATGCACTTCATTCGTGACTGCTACTGACTGTTGTTCAACTGCTTGGACGATACCATCCGCGATTGTGATGAGCTGTTCGGCATTAGCGCCACCCTGCTCACGCAAGTACGCCTTGTCAATCAAACCCGTGTCACCACGCTCAATGGCTAGGCCAATGGCCCGGTCCATGTCGATACCCTTTCCGATAGTCTGCATGACAGTAGCCATACTGCGGAGAATCGGATCGTCAATGCTGGAGACATCCAGCGTGTTCAACTTACCGGCGGCAGCAGGTTCAGCAGGCGCGCTTGGCGTTGCCGATGGAGCCGCTGGCTGTTGAGCTTGGAGTGCAGCCAGAAGGGCCGCTACCGTTGCATCTACATTGGTCGCTGGTGCAGCCGTTGCTGGGGCTGCGGGTTGTACGGGGGTGCTGGGCTTGATGAAGCCCGGTTCCATACCTTGCGGCGGGACATTAGCTGCACCACCCTCTACAACGTTGGACGGGCCGGGAAGGACACCATTAGTAACTTGGACTGCTTGCGTCATACAACTCCTTGCTGTAATTGTTGCATCTGAGTGGCTTGGTCAGCTAGGTCCGCTGCGGCCATCATCTGCTGCTCACCCTTAGCGGCTTGGGCATTCGCCCGTTGCTCTGCATCTAGGGTAGCTTTATCCTTGTGAATGAGCGACACATCTACTGAGCGCCCGGCCATGATTAGGTCGACTACCTTACGGATGTCAATGCGGTTATCAATCTGTGCAAGCGTCGGAGCAATCGCGGCAGCTTCTTGAGTAGCGGCCAGTAGGTTCTGCACATCCGAGGACCGGCCTAGGGCTGGGATACCTGCAATGATACTGAGCCTGAGTTCTTCAGAGATGAGTCCCGGTAGTACATCGGAGTTAACCTCAGTCAGTACGATATGGGCGAGAGGTACTTGCATTGAAGCTGCGAGGGCGCTGTACACGCCACCCAGAGCATTCTCTGCCTCTTGGGCGTCACGTTGAAGCTCATACGCAGTAACGCGCTCGGCGTTACGTGTGTTCGCTTCGTACATGAACGCCTTTGCCAATCGGGCAAATACCTGCGCCACCTCCCCTGCTACTTGTTGCAGCTTAAGGGCATCACCAGACTCATGCGCACTAACGGTATTCGGATCACCCCGAACGTACTCGCCATGCTCTGCACTCATCAGGTCATCGATGTCCGTACCAGAGCCAGCAGCTACCAGATGTACGACTCGCATAATCTCGATGCCGTACAGCGTAGCCGCCTCACTCAGATCACTCATCTTTGCGAAGCCGCCTGCGTAATCCTCTACTAGTCCTCGACCGTAGTGTTCTCCGATAATCAGGTTCCACGTAGGTGCAGACCATGGGCACAGGTGCAGTGGGTAGCGCGATGGCTCACCTACAGGGGTCGTATCAACCTCTTGCGTAACCTCGTACATCATTTGCTTACCAGTGTACACACGATGAATACGCGTGAACAGCTCAACGTACTGCTCGGGTCGGCTATACTTTCCCTTATCCTTCACGCGCAATACAGCCTGCACATCTTGTGGTAGCGCCTCGACATACGTGCATTCGCGCAGCACACAATCTACTAGTTCGCCCTTACCATCACGTCGGACGACAAACGATTGCAAGCCATACGCAACGCTCTTGTTTGCGGTCTGATCCCGATACAATAGGACGTTACCGGAAACAATCAAGTGTTTCAGCGATTGGATGAGTTGCGAGTACGAGCCATTGAGGAAGAGCTGCTGAGTGGCATCCATCTCAAGCCTAGCTAGGCCAGAGTTCAGATCAGTCTCAGATGCACCTTGATCCAGCGCGTCCTTAACAAAGCCTGCTGACGGTTTGATCTTGAAGAAAGGTGTAGTCGTAGGAAATAGAACACGGGCTAACTTACTAGCCAAGTGATTCGTTAGCAGAGCGCCAACTTCCTGATAGTCACGTTCAACAACAACACGCCGACCTTGCGTAGCGGTAAAGTCCGCCATGAGTTGCGGCAAGGTCCAGTGTGCGTACTGCGTGCAACGTTCAATAACCGTTGAATCTCGCAGCTTGTCGAATAACGCCTTGTGCGAGACAGCGGCCATTATGCGTTGATGCCGAGTGACGTGCTAAGGTTCTGCACTTTCTTCTTCTTCAGCGAAGAGTCAACAAGGGTGCCGACATCCGTTGCGGAAGCAGTGCCGCCGGCGATAACCTGACCGATATTCTCTTGTGTCAAGTCCTGCGCAAAGTTCTTCTTGAGATTCTGCGAGGCTTGCTCTGCTTGAATACGGGATTGCTCTGCACGGGCGGCAGCGCCACCATCGTCAATGCGTGGAGACTTCATTTGATTTTCCTGTACGTTGTGGTATAAACCCAATCACGCTGGCGATGTGTATACGCCAGCATGTCATGGCCTAGACGCTTGGCGAGTTTAATGCACTCTCGCATGCAGCGTAATGAGATACCGTTATTTCGATATTCGGGTAAGACGTATTGAGACATCACGCATAGACATTCACCTACATGGGGATCATGGTCGATAGTCAATGTGATTCCACCGACGGGTTTACCGTCTACATAGAATCCCATCTCATACCGTGGGACATTCTCGATCATGTTTAGAGCGCTGGTGGTCCATGCTTCTTTGTTCATTCCGTGGCTCTCTATACACTCTTCCCATGCAACCGGGAATAACTCCGGAGCGAGACAGGATTCTCCTGCCGCTTTCGGTACGCATACAAAGTCCATTACTGCTGAACCTTATCTTTCATCACTGCTACTACTCTTCGGATACCTGATTGATAGTACATCTCTGCTGGTGTGCTAGCTGGAGTGTGTAATGGTTCTGGGAACATCTTCTCAATCCACTGTATTTGTTCTTGGTGGAAGTAGACTCTACCTGTACGTTCCTGTTCTGCTTGCAATACTGCTCGATCGATATTGTACATCTGTATCTCCTATTGTTTCTCCGGTGTTCATATCCGGGGATCGTTCCTCAATTCTTCTCAGCTCTTAGCTTCTCTTCATTTCGTGTCTCTCTAAATCGATCAACAGAAAAAGAACTCAGAATCAAGCACTTGCGATAAATCCAATGATCCCCTCATTGGTGTTTCTCCGACCGCTTTTACGTCCCACAGGAACTCTCCTAGGATATTATGCGAATACATCTGCACGAATTCCTCACGAATAATACGGTGCATTCTCGATACATCACACATATGCGTTCCGAACGAATCATGGATACCTACGATCCGCATGTTCTCCGCTTGCATGCGGTTAGCTACTAGTGTCAGGTGTGAGGCATCCAGAGCATGCACGAAGTTAGGAGCAATAGCATTCTGCATCCTATTGGCGTTAGTATCATCGTTGTCATTCCGTACTACGATGCGCTCAATACCACACGACCGCACCCACACACGAAGCTCGTCACTACCTTGGTAATCGTGCTGCACTAGGAATCCTGTGGGTGTCTTCCACTCCATGCGCTTACCGTTAGGCTGCTGCTGTGCGATACCACGCAACCAACGCATAGCTTCCGCTGCTGCCGGTACTGTGGCTGCAATCCCTTGGAATAGCTTCTTTGCTGCGTACTGGCTGTACATGAACGATTCCTTCTTGTCGGGCCACTCCGCTTTCATCTCGTACTCGATGTACCCCTGAATGAACTCAGTTGTGCCACGGAGTGTCGCGCCATACACATACGTCATAACGGGCTTTTTAGCCAGCGCACGCGGGATTCCTATCTGCAACCACCACTCTGCCATGCCCCGAATATCCTCGTCAGACCCCTCCAGATCGCGCTGGATGGCCTGTAGGGCCACGGTGGCTACCCTACCATAGATGTCCTGTTTCGGGCCGCACTGAAGCTCGTCCAGCAGATTTACGTACCGCCCGCCATTCTCGTCCCGGAGCATGGCCGAGAAGTGCTGGAGGCCGGAGCAGGTGGCATCCTGATGGCCCGGAATACCCGTGCAATAGCTCTCAGGCGACCCAGATCGATAGGCCTGCCGGAGTTCCCATGCCGCGCTGTACATGCACCACGGGGCGTCTGTACCCCATACATCGAGGTGATTTTCTGGCTCGTCGAGGGCGCGTTCAATGCTATCCCAGTGCTGTTCAGTCCAGCGTGCGCGTTCATCAAATCTGTCCTTGTCGAAGCCGAATGAATTTGCAATATGCACCTTCAACCAGTACAGCCCCTCCTTACCTAGCGGGCGCTTCTCAGAGAAGTGCAAGATCGCTTTGGCTAGATCAGAACCTTGGGGATTCGGTGAGCCTCGGTAGTACAAGCGGCCCCGCTTGTCTGTGTACATCGGGAACCAGAATTCATCAGGACAACGCTCAGTAATACGGAGGAATCCGCCTACTTCCCGCATCTTGCCCTGCCACTCCATGCGCTTCTCATAGTAGTACCCGACATCACGCTTCCACTGCTGGAAGTGCGTTACCTCGTGCTCTGGCGCGGTGTCCTTGTTCCAGTCCTCACCGTATGGGAAGGGCGGGCGAGTGGGTCCGAGCTTATCAGGCACACCAAGCACACCGCCGCCTAGCTGCCACAGGCGTTGAATAGCTGCGAAGGTGGGAGCATGCACAGCATATGGAATGGACTGCATGTAGTTCACGGCGGCAAAGACTTGCGGCATGTTATCGGAAGTGAATGCCTCTGCGACCCGCGCACGCTCAGTCTTACGGATGTGTCGGATAGGCAGTAGTGGCGCGGCCATCTTGCGGCGACCTGAGATGTACCCACCATCATGCAGGTTCGACCAAGCATCCGGAGGACACAGCATAGCCCCGGCCTCCTTGTCGATGATCCCTGCTACGTCCTTGTTCGTGTACCCAAGTAGGAACTCGCGGACATCCTCGGCCAGCACGTACTGCACAAGCGTACCCTTCGAGCCTGTTCCGTGGATAACTTCGATCAGGCCGGCATCTAGGCACGCTTGCACACCGAATCGTCCAAGCTGCACTAGCTCAGATCGAATCATCTCGGAGTCAATCATGCCCTTCATCACGTTATCGTAAGCGGTGTTGTACAGCTTGCGAAGGTGGCTCACGCTGGTGGTGCAATGGTCCTTCGCTTGTTGATGCACTCGCTGCATGTACAGCGGGTTCACAGCCTCTGCTTCAGCGACTCGAATCTCTGTCTCGTACAACCGGCCAATCGACATTCCCAAATCTTGCAGGGTGATACAGGACTTGCTGCTATCATGTCCACACATACGGATGCACTCACGTACTGCGATAACTGCTGCTATATCAGTTGGCATCTTACGAAGCCATCCCTTGAACTTTCCACCCGTCCCACGCGTCTGTACTGCCTTGAGAGCTTCGATACACTCACGCACATCGCCATGGATACGGGCAATCAAGCGAGTGGCCCGTGGCAACTCTGCATCACCAGCACGAGCAGCAGCTAGCAGCTCGTTCAGCTTCTTTGCGGCGGCTTCCGTGTCATGTTCTAATTCGTACTGCTCTTGCTTCTCCCGCTGGCTCTGCATATTACTCCTTGATCTTAATGAATACTGTACCGCCAATTTCCTGCACGTCTAGGATGCGGTAGTGCGTATCCGTAGTCTCGTTCAGGACGAACATGGGCTTAGTACCGTGTCCGAAAAGCTGGAGTTTACTCAGCTTTCCTAACCAGTAGTTCAAGGTAATCACATACCCACTCCGTAGTCCGCGAGAACATCACTACGGATGCTATCGGCCAGCACTTCATTACGGCTGCGCAGTTCAGTAAGGATTGTGCGTGCTTGGTTGTGGTTGCCAGTTTCCATGCAGGCATACAC